GTCGGAAGATACGTAGCGGTCAATGCCCATGATAGACTTACGTGACGCAGGAGGAATAACGAGAACTCGTCCGTCCATAGGTACGTCAGCATCGTCCATCAGCTTGATAGCTTCACGGAAGCCAAGGTCGGTAAAGTTGTCACCAGACGTTACAGTGTCAACAGCGTACGTAGCAAGGCCAGCAGCGGCATTGAAGTAGTAGCTGTTGCTGTTTACCCAATCAGCACCTGTGTTGGCAGGAGTCTGAGTACGAGTTCCGTCACCGAAACCAGTAGAAGCGTTGATGAGGTCAGTGTCTACCTTCAGAGCAAGCTGGTAGCCAGCGTCTTCGGTGTAGAACTGTCGCAGAGAAGACAGAGCCTGTACTTCTACGATGTCCTCAATCAAACGTGAGTACTCAAAGTGACGGTCTACGGTAATCGTCAACTCTGACTCAAGGTTAGCCTGAATCGTAACAGCTACAGCTTCTGCCTTAGCAGATGCAGAGCCACGGATAGGCTTAGGTACGTGAATAACGTCACCCTTCTTGCCAGTCATAGCGAGACGCTTGACAAGGGGAGCCATCTTCAGGTTCTTTTGATAAGCAGCGATTACTTCGTCACTCCAGATTTCTGGAATAAAAGTACCCGCAGCGGTTTTGTCTACTACAGCATTAGCTGTAAAATAGGCACCAGAGGTTTCACCAGCCATTGTAATTCTCCTTTAGGCTATCGAACCCGACCCTCTGCGTAAGCCTTAAGTAGCTCGTCCGACATGGACTGATAACGCTCTGGATCGGTTCTCATAAGTTTAATAATGTCAGCACGACGATAAACTTTACGACGAGATCCCTCTGCTGTTCCGCGAGCGTTGCCTGTTGATGCAGTCTTTACTGAACTCTTACGTGCTTCTCTTTCTGCTTGTGCAGTCTGTTGAACTACTTGGTTCCGTTCTTTCCAGAGACTAAATAGCTCGTTAGCAGCATCGTAATCGTACGCTTGGTCTGCCTGAACAAACAACTGTGTTCGGACTTTTGACCCCTTGATCCACTCAGCAAACTTAGGGTCTTGCAGTATCTGTTCCATCTCAGGATGAGAGGACTTCAGTTGTGCAAGAGTAGCCTGTTGTTTGTACTGTTGTGTGTAAGCCTGTGCTTCTTTGATCTTAGGGTGGTTGTCTATAGCTCGACTAACAGCGGTCTTGGGATCGACAAAGAAATCTACATCGTCATCGTTATCGTCTTGGTATTGCTGTTGTTGAGGTGCTTGTTGGACTGAGAGTTGTGTTTGGATGTAATCGTCAACAACTTTACGTAACTCTCCAACTTCCGTACTCTGTTTGCCTGAAAACTTCTCAAGCTCTTGGTGCATCTGTACAAGTTCTTCGACAGATTTACCTTGGTACTTTTCTGGAACAGGGGGTTCTTGAGGTTGTTCCTCTTCAGGAGTCTCAATAGAATCTGTGGTTAGCTCTTCAGTTGTTTCCGTTGCTTCCTCTTCTGGACGCTCATCAATTAATTGTGCTCGTGACATATATAAACTTACCCCGCCTATTATTAAGGTTATGGAGGATTAAAATGGGAGATGCCCTAAGACTAGGATTCCCGACTAGATCGTCCAGCATTCTCGTGTTCACGTACCCATTTCATGTGCCTACCAGGAAAATCCCCAGATGCACCTTCGAGTATGTGTTGAGTTGCTGAAACGATTTTTGTAGCGTTGGCCCCACAACCGCACCTACTGGTCGTGGCGTCTCCATCTACAAATTCTTCAAAGGTATGTCCGTTTGTGCAGCGAAAATCAAATACTTTAATCATCACTCTTTGTTAACTCTTCGTAGTTATTATTAGTTGCAGTTTCAAAGTTAAGAATGTAAGCAAGTACGTTAAGTTGTCCTTTACGTACATACAAATCATTCTGATCTTTGGTTGCTTCTACGCTATTGATTACGAGAGCATTTTGTTGTAGTTCTTCGATTAACTGTTTCCAACCAGCAGTTCCAAACAGGTCAAAGTACTTGTTGTAGTATTGTTCAGTTTCTTGATCGAGTGAGGCCATAAGGTTGTCTCTATATATCCTATTATATCATATTTTTGGTAAATAGTCAAGTCTTTTTTCTGGTAGTTTTACGCCTTTTTCCTGAGGCGGTTACTGCGTGTTTAATCTTGGCTGGACCTGTTTTACGCCTAGATGACGAGGTTTTTTCGGCTTTTGTCATCTTTGCAGCCACAGCTTTGGGTCTACAGGAAGGGTACGGACGCTTAGACTTAGTGGCAGACTTACGACCACAAGGTTTTCCTGTCTTTACGTCAACCCACTCTTCCTTAAACCACTTCTTG